ACTTTTGTTAATTTGTGGTTTTCTTGACCATAAAAACCCTGTTCTATGAATTTCGGCGCACAATCTAAATTCTCTAATTGATTTGATTCGCATGAAAACCACTGTAACACTTTATAAGGACAACCTCTAAGCGTTGTTAAATTATTTTTATTTATATTAAACCATCCACGTATTAAATTGAATTGAATATATGAAGGTAATTCAGAACCATCAATTTTATAATTACTTAAATTAACAGATTGATCAACATCTATTGAAAAATCTTCATTTATTTCATATGTAAATATCTTATGTTCTCGTAACCAAGTTTTTATGATCCCCTTTTTACCAATGTTTAAATTTTCTAATTTATTATTTGTATCTCTAGTAAATGACATTAGTAACACCCGTGTTTTAATTTATATGTATCATTTAAGATATGTTTTCTAAAATGCTCTGCTAAATCAATATTATAACAAACTATGGCTGCCGCTACATTTGGGGCAAATTCCAAAGTTTCCAAAGGATTTCTAGTTACTTTAAAAGATCCTAATACATTTCTTGGACAACCTCTTAATGTTGTCATATCACAATCACTACAATCAAAAAAGCCATTTACTTTATTGAATTGTATATAATCAGGAAAATTTCCTTTATGGATAGTTTTAAGATCAACACTCCAATTAACATCTATAGAGTAATCAGGGTTTATTTTATATTTGGTGATATTTCGTTCTTTTAACCACTCACCTATATGATAGGCGCGTCCTATTCCCAAATTATTTAAAGTATTGTTAGATCCTCTGGTGAATGCCATAACATTTGATATTTATAAGGCAAATATAATTAAATTTTCTGAATAATCAACTATTTTTAAAACTTTTTATTTATTTAGATATATAAATTGAAAGAAATCTTATGATTGGGCCTTTAGTGTCATAAATGACATTTGAATAGGAATTAATGCCTATGAATAAAATCCCAAATAAATTTTTAAAATAAAAAATAAGAAAATTATGAAACAAACAAGTTTTGAAAGTCTGCGTGAAGCAGCATTGGAAGTCGGCGCCTTTATTACAAAGAACAAGCAGCGTCTCAAACAAACTAACATGAGTGTTTATCTAGATGATAAACAAGAATTTGAGATTGAACTTTACAACCCCAAAAAAACAAGTGTATTAGCAAAGATTAAATTAAATGGAAATTACATCAAGGGTGGTGGTATAATTTTGAGACCAGGTGAACGCATATTCCTTGAAAGATTTTTAGATACGAACAATAAATTCATGTTTAATACATATACAGTTGATGGTTCAAAGGAATCTCTAGAGGCAATATCTGAAAATGGCAAAGTTTCGGTTGAATTTTATGATGAATCATTTTCAGATTATATCTATCGTACAACAACCATAACAACATATCCTACTTTGTATTTTTGTGCACAAAATACGTTAGGGTTAAATACACCTATATTTTCTGGAGGATCAACGTTTGTTGGGTCAATCACATCAAATAATAATTTGACAAGCGCAAACACTTCTCAAGTTTTTAACACAGAAAAACTTAAAGCTTCTATAGAAACAGGCATGATAGATAAGGGAAAGGCAAGTGATCAATCGTTTGTAGAATCAAATAAAGATTTCAACTATTTTTCATTTAAAACAGTTGAATGTCAAATACTTCCATTATCACAAAAGATTTATGTTTCAAGCGATATAAAACATTACTGCACTGAGTGTGGTGCAAAAATTACTAAAACTTCATTTAAATTCTGTCCTATCTGCGGCAATAAAATTTAAATTACTACATCATAAGATTTCAACCTAAGAAAGGAGGACATATGTCCTCCTTCTTTTATTTTATATCTAAATTTAATTAGATGATAGTTTCATCCCATGAATCAACTGCGATTGTCCATCCTGTAACTTTATAAAGATCAGTCGCATTGTAATCTAAATCAACAGCTGGTAGACCGGTTATCGGAAATACATTGTAACATTTCCATTGCCATACAGGTACGGTCTTTCTATTATATAGAGTTATTAACGCCCATGGGGCTGTATAATCTGCCTTAACACCTGTTCTACCTGTAAGAGGATCATAAACTAAATCACACCATTTTCTCAATGTTTTGACAACATATGGGCTGTTGTTTTTATCTAAGTTAACCTCAAAATCAAGAGTTACATCCATTGTAGTATCTCCAGGTGTTGCAGCTGCAAACCTTCTAGATGCCCATTTGTATTTCTGAACAGCTGGTGTTGTTGGGAATGTATGAGATTTTAACCCGCCAACCTTTTGAACATTCTCCAATAAAAGATTTGTATTCTCATCCGTAGATCCTATACCCGTAGGTAAAGAGATCTGGATGGTGAACATATTTTTATATACTGGTTCGAACATTTCTGAAGCAGCTCTAGAATTTCTAAAGTGTGCTAATCCGAAATTTCCTTGACTTTTGCTATCTGCCATGATATTTTATCTTTATTTTATTATTTTTAATTTATTATACTGCGGCAAATCCGCCAGATGAACGTTCATTAGTTGTTCTATTAACTGAAATTCTGTTTACAATTTTTGTTAAAGGATCGGTAATCCAAACATTTATATCGATAATCCCAATTCCATCAGCGATCAGATCAGCAGTGTTATTAGTTTCATCCATTATGATTTCATATTTGGTAAGTGCACCTGAATCTTTGATAGTTTGTAAGATAGGAGCTACTGAATTGTAGATATTTATACGTGTTAACTCATTGTTGTAGTCGAATACGTATTGTTGTAAAATTTCATCAACTTGTAGTTCAATGGTATTCAATAATTCTCTTACATGTAAATTGTTATAATCACTCTTAACTGTTTGGAATGCTGTTGCGTTTGAATATATCATGGTCTGACCACTCTTTGGTTTTTCAATGATTGAATTATATCCAATCGGTTCAAGACTATCACGGTCAATTTTGTCTAACATGTATTCTACACCAGCAACATTTGCGTTACCAATAATACCTGTTTTGTTAGCTATGACAGCATATGGGTCACCACCGATAAATTTCTGTATGTAACTATTAGATACATCAGCTGCTGGTGGAACACTTATCAATTTTCCGCTATCATTATATTTAAGGAACGGGCCGAATACGCCACAATATTTAGAACCATTTTCCTCTGAAGGTAATGAAAATCTGAAAGATCTTGGCATATCTGGATTACCACCAGTTGCAATCCAAGCTGTATTGAAAATTGGAACTGGGTCTACACCGGAGATAAATGTATCACAAAAATAAGGATTTTGAGATGTTGCAAACTGAGATAAAGCTGGTGCATTGATCAATGCAGTTGTTTTTCCTCTTTTCTTGGCAAGAGATGAAAGATACGCCTTACCACCCATTTCTGATTGAAGACCATATGCCATTGTGTCAACAATGTAACGATACTGGATCATATCTGGGTTTAACAATCCTCTTAAAATTCCACTGTCAAGTAACATTCCATAAATTTTCTTGACTCCTTCTTCTGCACTTACGGCTCCTGTTGTTGTAAATCCTGGTAAATGTCTATTGGTTAATTTCAAACCATTAAGAACTATAAAATCGTAAGATGAACATATTGATGGATCATCTATCGGTTTTTGAACTGAAACTGTTGTTGCTCCTGTACCGTTTAGGATAGGTTCGGCGGTTTCACATATATAAACACTACTATCATAATATTTATTGATAACATATGTAAGACTTGGTTGAATTACATTATTTGATTTTACAAGCGAACCCACAGTTATTAACTGATGATTTGATGAAGGATCAATAGTGAAAGTTTTTCCTGCATTAATTACGTTCGTTATAACTAAACTAGATTTCAATACATTAGTACTTACATCAATATTATAAGATAAAAATTTCTTAGTTATGTTTGCACCTGTAAAAGATGAAAGGTTATGACCTGTTAGGTCTATTTGATAAAATGAATTACCTAAAGATGTGTCATTTCCAAGTTCCCATGATGTAGCACCCCATTGTAATTGATCTAACGCCTGTTGGTTTATATTCATCAATACACCTGTCAAAGGAGTTGATGCATTAACGATAGTTTCAATATACTGTTCTGCTCCAGTTTTATCTTTGAAATCAGGTATTATACAACCTGTCCAAGAACCCACCATAGAAATCTGTGAAGCGTTCATGAAATTTGTCATTTGATCAACCTTTAAACCATTAACAGAAAAATATGTAGACCAGTAAGGATCAACAGCAAGACTTGTGTAATTTGACCAATCACCTTCTATTGCGATAACTTGGATGAAAAAATCCTTTATAAGATCATAAGGACGAATCCATTCATAAGGAATATTTCCAGCAGAACCAAACCAATCCTTAGCATAAACATTATACTGCTGAATAGTTGAAGCTTTTCTAACAATAAACGATATGTTTTTTGTACTTACATTTGCAAGTTGGATAAAAGGGGCGTTATAAATATCACCTACACCTAATTTATTTACGGCAACACCTTGAAGATAATCAGGATCTGCTGTCCAGAAACGCTCCCTATTGAAGAAATTTGAGAAAAGATCATTCTTTACTGGAGATATTGGAGATGGTGATCCGATTGTTGCACCGTTATTTACACTTGAATCTAATGATAATGTGACAAAGTCAACAACATCCTTGGAAGTTGGTGTAGTATCAACCTTTAAAAGGTTGATTGCAAAAACCGGTGCGGTTTGTAAACATGTCGTTATTGCCCTGTTGAAAAATGATCCTTTACGTTCAAGTTTTACATCATTTGTACCGTAGAATTTTTCTAAATCCTTGGTAGAACGAATAAAAACTGGAGCATTAAACGGACCGTTCATGGAAAACCCAGGTACCAGACGTAAAGATTGAGTCGTAACACTTATTCGTTCAGTGTTATCTATCTCTAATGTGTATACACCTGCTGATTTAAATTGGGAGATATCCAAAGTTGTCTTTGCCATAGTTATTTGTTATTTTCTTTAGATTATATATCCTCCAAAAAATAGGCATTTATTACTGTTTAAAAAATTATTTGGACCATGATGTTGACATAGAAGAATGTGAAGTTTGTGGGCCCATCAATTTTTCGATGTTTTTATATATTTCCTCTGGGTTAGAACCATACATAGCATCAAACAAACCATCATCTGTTTCCTCAGTTTCTTCTAATTTTTCCAATAATAACAGTATGAAACTTTTATTTTGAGATACAGGAAGATCTTCAATAAATTCTTCTAACATCCATTCATAAGTTTCGTCATTATATAGTCGTGAAACATTTAAAGATGACATAACCGCATCATCGTGACTACCTAATCCTTTATATTTTCCATTTTTATCTTTACCAAATGATGCAAATTCCAATATGGTATTGTGTTCAGAATTTATGATTAGATTATCACGTATCAAATTTTTACCAAGTTTACAATAGAATTCCTTATCAGTAGTTACCTTAAACCCCGGTTTCTTAGGAACTGGCGTTTGCCCAGGTATTGGTGTTGTGTGATTTGTATATAATATAACAGAATCTTCATATTTTGGGTGATTTTTGAAATGCGTAAGAAAATTCTTTCCATTAAAGTTCATTTCTATCAATAAAGTACACATTTCCAAACCTATCTGATCGAAAATCAATGATCTAGCTATCTTTGCACAAATCTCATCGTCTTTATTATTATCTCTGAAAAGACCAACTTGTACTAATTTAAACATATTTTTTAAATATAACTGGTCCTTTCTCAATCGTCTAAGTTGGACGATGCTTTTCATTTTAAGTTGGTATATATTTATGATATTATAGTCATTATCCTTTACCTCTTGATCCAATTTACCTTCGCCGGTATCAATTGAAAGTATGAACCTATCTGTGAGCGGGTCAAAATCTCTATTTATATCGAAATTTGGATGCCATTTGAGATTTCTATATAGTTCCTCATCAAGATCACATCTTTCAAGATCATCATACACAAAATCCTTCTCTATTCTTTTCATTAATGCAAGTTCCTTTCCAGCAAGAAGAAGTTTTGAATTTACAGTAAATTGTAATTCAAATTCTTGTGCAAATTCCTCTAATCCAAAGTCCAATTTCATTTGTTTCACCCAAGTTTCGTCATGTTCTGGAACCTCCCAATAGTCAACGCGGGTTGCAACAAATGAATTCTTTTCCTTGACAGCATTATCCCATATTTCAAAGAAAAGATTTGACATACCTGCGGGTGTCGATGTTATGATACATTGTGATATTAAAGATGATGATAAGGTAGGATAAACAGATCTCCAGAAATCTCTAGCGATACCATTTGGAATATGGGCAAATTCATCCATGTACATGACATGGATTGTAAAACCGATTTGTGCTGTTTTTGTAGTTGCTTGTGAAAATAATTGACATCCATTATCTAACCTCATCCCAAGAGCAC